ATAATTGCTTCAGATTTACCCCCTTCAGCAAATGTAGCTACATGCTCTCTATTGAAGATACCACCAGTTGCATGGCCAATTACACGTGCGCCTGAGATATCACCAACTATACCGCCATTAGCATAACCGCTAGAGAAAACAGAGGCAGCTCCGGTAGAAGTCTTAAGACCAGTTTGTTTAGAACCAGCATCGGCTAATCCACCTAAAGCATTTTTAAGATCTTTGATTCTGTCACCAATCCAACCAAACACTGTGGTAAAGCCCTTTGTTAAAGGATCCCATACATTTGTTTGGAACCAGGTGCCAATATTAACCCAAGCCCCTGTAATCGAATCTTTAGCTTCACCAAACTTAGTGCCAATCCAACTACCAATCTTTGTAGCATCTGCTGTTACTGGCGTCCATACATTAGCACCAAACCAAGCGCTTACTGTATTCCAGCCACCCTGTATATTGGCTTTAGCTTCATTAAACTTATCACCAAGATTTTGTTTAGTGTCAGCTACACCCGCTTTTAAAGGTGACCAAACGTTAGTACCAAACCAAGTAGAAAAATTAGACCAATTAGTGTTTATTCCTGCTTTAGCTTCATTGAACTTGTTACCTAAATCTGTCTTCACAGCAGTCGCCCCATTTTGTACGGGCGTCCAAACATTGGTACCAAACCAGGTGGAGAAATTACCCCAATCAGTCTGTACTCCTGTTCTAGCTGTATTGAATCCTGTCGTAACCGATTTATTCATATTAGTGGCATCATTAGACATTGGTGCCCATACATTTTTTTGGAACCAATCGGATACAGGTTGCCAATCGTTATTAATATCCGTATTTGCTTTGTCAAAAGCACCTACCGCGATATTAATACCTGTTACACCTGCATCAGATACTGGAGTCCAAACATTTGTTTTGAACCAACTATCTACTGGTGCCCATGCGGTAGTTACATTTGTTTTTGCCGTATTAAAAGCATCACCAATAGAATTCTTTGCACTAGTAGCACCATCGGGAAGAGTTTTATTAAAGAAGGTATTTAGATTGGCACCACAATCATTAATGAAAGTACCAACACTTGCTTTAGCGCCAGCAAATCCCTTTGATATATCAGTGCCCATCTGATTGAACTTAGCTGAAATAGCTGGCCAGTTATTTTGAATCTGTGTAGCTATCCAACCTACTAGGGCACCAATAGCGGCACCTATAAGAGCACCACCTGGACCACCTACGACCATGCCAATTGCACCACCAATAAGTACCCCTAATGGGGCGGCTATACCTGCCGTATCCCATTTACCAGTAGCAAAGCCATCAGTTACCTTACCCATAACATCGCCTACTAAAGTACCTATCGCTGCGCCTATAGCAGCACCAGCCGGGCCGCCCATAACCATACCAATACCGGCTCCAATAAGAGTTCCTAGTGGTAAAGCTATTGCCTTTGAATCCCACTTTCCTGTCTTAAATCCGGTGATAATCTTACCGACGATATCTCCTACCAATCCACCGATAGCAGCACCAATTGCGGCGCCAGCAGGACCACCAACTACCATTCCGATAGCAGCGCCAATGCCTATACCAATTGAAGTACTTAAGCCATTATAATTCCATTTACCATTAATGAAACCATCGGCAAGCATTCCACCGATATTACCTACAAGTGCGCCAATAGCAGCACCGATAAGAGCTCCTGTTGGACCAGCTACGGCCCAACCTATTGCAAAGCCAAGACCGGCACCAATAGATGTTCCGATCATTTGAAATGCGGATATACCTAATTGTTTCTGAATCTCAGGCCAAAACAAACCGACTATATAACCAATTAAAGCACCGACAGCAGCCCCTATTAATGGATGACCAATAGCCAAACCAATGGCACCACCTATAAGAGCGCCGATACTAGTTCCAACCCACTCTGGGGCTTGAAACGCTTGAACCAATTGTTGCCAAAATGTATTAGACCATGTCTTTAAGTCAAATCCACCAAGTAAACTATCTGGATTAATAGCTCCCCAGTCTTTAGCAAAATCGCCCGACATTTTAAGGTCATCCAGCTGATCCTGTACTCCAGTTAAGCCCTTAGATAATTCATCAAGTTTATCCAAACCTAATGTTGAAGCGGCATCGGTATCCTTGGTAGGATCGATACTATACACCTCATCAAAAGACTGATTAAACGTATCCTTTAACTTATTTTTAGTCTTATCGGCATTCTTACCTACATCGTCTAAATTATCCGCGATATCGGCTAAAGTACCGTTATACTTATTTGCACTAGGTTCAGCCGCTTTAAATGTAGGTTGTAAAATCTTATTCGGATCAAAACCTATATTCAATGACGGCGAAACTGTTTTATTAGCCCCTTGCGAGAAAGCACCAAATAGCTTTGATAGTGACGCTCGAGCACGTTCAGAAGTCATTATTAAGGCCACTAATGCAGCAACGATAAGCATCAAAGCAATTGCCCATTTATTTGCGGCAAAGAAAGCAACCGAAGCTTTCATTGTGCCCCATAATAATGCGAACTGCTGTGCTAACCAAGTACATATAGCGCCTATTTTCAAAACATTCCAAAGTAGCATAAAGGATTTAGCAAGTAATAACACGATAGCATAAGCGGCCACTATACCCAATAGTTGTTTTAACCCTGGTACGTTTGCAATAACCCAATAAGCCATTTGCGCCAGAGCATTAACAAGAATAGATATGGGAGGTAACACATAGCTTAAAACTTGCATCATAATTGTGGCCATTGAACCAAACACTTCACCAGCAATTTTACCTAAGAAGCTCATGGCACTTCCCAATTGCTGTAATGCACCAACAACATTACGTATAGCCGGCATTAAAGCAGGAGGAAAAATAGCAGACACTAAACCACCAGAACCATATGCTCTTGTGATTACGGCTAAAGCCTGAACCCTAGTAGAAATCATATTTATCCACTTGGATAACTGTTGATAAGGTACTTGGAAAGCATCATTGAAGATAATGTTTAAACTATCTTCAATAGTAGAAAAAGCACCTGGGATAGTTTGTGTAAATTCTTTAGCAGCGCCTGCGTAACGTTTCTGCATACCTTTAAGTAATGCAGTAATAGCTACATCTGCACTTATCCCTTGCTTACCTATATTACGTATCTGATTTGCCGTTAACCCCAACTGCTCTTTAAAGATTTCAAATACAGGTATACCCGCATTATACAATTGGCGCATTTCCTGCCCCATCATTGTTCCAGAAGCTTTAATCTGCCCAATAGCCAGTGTCATACGTGAAATCATATCATCGATACCACTATCGCTACTAGAAAATACTGAAGCCGTATCAGCCAATGTACGTAATGTAGGAATTACAGATTTTGCAGAGAAGCCCATCGCCATTAATTGTCTGGAAGCATTCATTGTAGCAGCGGTATCAAGAGGAGATGCCACAGCAAAATCTTGCATCGATGTAATCATAGATTTTGCATCTGTTGCACTACCAAGTAAATGCGTATAGGCTATTTGCGCTTGCGCCATGTTATTCATGAAATCGGCGGAACCACTTACTAACCCTTCTACGACATTTAACATCTTATAAAACCCTTGCGAAATAACGATACCAGAAACTATACGCGACATATCCGTGGCTAATGATTTAGTAGCACCAGATACCTTATTAGCGGCATTAGCACTATTACCTAATTCATTTTTAAGCACCTTAGCGCTTCTACCTGCGGAATCTGTAGATGTGCCTACTGCAGCTGCCCCTGTTGCTGTTTCCTTAGCCCCTTGAGTAGCATCATCAAAACCATTTGCTAGACCACCTATTTTTGTAGCAGCGCCATCAACACTATTTGCTAAATCTGCTACTCCTGTAGTAACCCCGGAAATATCTTCTCCAATCCAAGCAGAATACTCTTGCATCTTTTCAAAGCCACTAACTGAACCTTCCATTTGAGTGGACGCGGCAAAGCTAGACATTTGACCTTGTAATGATACAATACTCTGTTGCAACTCACCTACTTGCCTTTGAACAGCCTGAAAGCCTTGAGAGAAATTTCCTCCCAAGGCCTCCTGCAACTGTTGTCCAAAAGACCTTACAAGGTTTGTAGCTTCAGTCATACTGCTCATGAAAGAAGATATATCCAGGGATAAACCAGCCTGTAGACTACCTACTTCTGTTGACATGTTTATCCCTCCCTTTAATTAAGGCATTAATTCATCTATGAACGTATCTGGTTGTCCGATTGCGGTGATCTCTCTTCCTTTTGGTGAAGGAGAATCCCCTTGCGATGACTTCGGTTTCGGATTATTCAGATCGGCATGCACTTTACATAAGGCGTTAAACTTTCTTGGATTACATCGCCAAAACTGTGCTGGTGTCATCCTTAAAATAACTGTCCCTACGTAATAGTATAATGCCCAATCCCAGTTGGAACTGGGCTTTAGCTGTTTGGGCTTTGACCAGCGGCCTTAACTGCATCTTCTGTTAAAGATGTAGCAGGTACTGCTGAAGTCTTCTCTTCAGCATCTTCTGCCGGCATTGAGCCATTAATAGCTGACATGAGGTTCGCCATAACGGCTTTCATGTTCTGTGCTGTAAGCCAGCCACCAACCTGATAGATTGTGATATTGTACTTAATAGGCTCACCTGTGATCTCATCAAGTACTGCTTCATTCCAAATAAGACCTAACCAAAGAATCTTACGAATTTCAATCATAGATCCTTTTGACAAGGCTGCATTAGCTGCCTCCATGGAACCGTAAATACGCTCCATCTCAGCGAAAGCATTCAAATCAAATCGAACATACCTCATCTTGTCATCGAAGACACCAATGGCATAAGCATCAGAGGGGATCTTGATATCGGCAAGATTCCCCTTATCCACTTCGCCATTGGCTTTAATCTCAGTAATATTACTCATGGAACTCTCCTCCTCCTGATTTTAGAATTAGACCAAAGTTTTACTAAATACAGTAGCAGTCGCTGCTGTAAGATCCTCACTTAAGCGGATCGTAATTCTGCCTGGGACAGTGCCGGTAGCATCATTGATGAGCGCTTGCAATACCGCTGCTGAATACACACTTGTATCATGCAACGTAATCGTAAGTGTGGTTGTTGCCCACTCCGCCGTTTCACTACCAATAGGCGTGTCAGCAGCAGCAACAATAGCCACCGTTTTACCCGCCATGGATTTAATGCCGGAAAGTGTTACTTCTGTGACAAGACCATACAAAGCCTTAATCGATGCACCTTCAGGTGTTACCGGATCAAGGAACCATGTATCTACATAAGAAGGCAAGAATGCCACCTCATCTTCATCACAAGAACGTTCCCACTCATCATCACAATCACGCTTTGCAAAGGCACCAGTGATTGTAGGAGTTTTAAACTCAATCGAATCACCCTTCGTAGCATATTCCTCTTTCGGAATAGAGAATTTACCTTTGTTAAGCCACGTATAACGATAGGCACCACTGGATTTCAGTGTACGGTAACCAATTGCCAACCAAGGCGGAGTATCGCCACCCTTACGTTTCAGAATACCATTCTGGTACGTATGACCGAGCCAAACTGCCTGAATTGGTAATGGAATATCAGCCAGGTTAAGTTCCAACGAAATCTTACCTAAGGTAGCAGCCGTATCACTAGGGCCATCATCAGAGAATAAAGTTTCAGAGGAAGTATTAGGATCCATGTTCGCTGACATAGCACCCTTTACCTTAACCGGCGTTGCATAGGTTGGAAGACCCGTAATGGGATCTTCGATAAGCAAAGCATAATAGACGTCTCTTAAACCAATCGTAGCCATTTATTTATCACCTTTCTAATAAAGATTTGTTTTAACAGGAAAAGAAAGACTCCAAATATGGCGCCCTTGCTTATCTGCTAACAGCGGAATCGGCCCATTCCGAACATCAAAAATACACCAATACTTGCTTGATATATTCTCAATAAATTCTGGCCGTTTTAATAAGAATAAATACACCTGCTGGATTTGATCAAACGCTACCTTTTCACTCGCCGCACGAGATATTACTTGTATATACTTTACACCTACATTTTTAGGTGTAAGTGAAGCAATATTTGTATAGTATGTTTTAAACATAACTACTTTATCAGGTGTGGTAGGTAATGAACCCAAATAAGACTTTTCTCGATCAGTATCAGAAGGCGTTACTTCTGGCGGAACTATGCCCGCGACTGACATAAACTTAATAAGCGCTTGTAAAAATTCATCCATAATAACACCTCCTAACGTGATCCAATGGCTTGCCTTAACAGTCGCGCAACTTCTTCTAGGAACAGATCATCCCCAGTACTTCTAACTGCTCGTTCAAGCCACTTATAAGCTTCCGGCTTATATGGGTTATACATCTCATGACGATCAACGGCATATTCCGAAGTAGGATCGCCGCTGGGGTTAGTTAGGCTTGTGCCATAACTAATAGTACGCCTGATCACTTCCCCCGAATCCGTATTTGTTACCTGGCCACTAGACTTTAAAGCCCCAGACACTACAGGCGCGGATTCTTGCGCCATCTCAAACGCAAAGTCTGCTACATTTTGAACACCCTCACTAGCGGCATTAATTAAAACACGTTGCTTAGCGTTCAGATTAGCAATTAATCTATTAGCACTACCTTTATTAATAGTGATAGTTAATTTACTCATGGTAAATATAACACCCCTACATCGGGAATACCTCCAGGTTTATAATAGCAATCACGTTTTATAATTTTACGTGATTTATATGTTAAGCACGATACTAAGGAAGAAGTGTCAATAGTTACAATGTCAGCTCCCGTAGCGTACACTTGTACCCCGGAAGTCTCTTCTTCACCGTTCGCGTTAATAACAACTGCTATTTTTTCCTGAATATACCCATTAAAAGTAACACTCTTAATTAATGTACTATCACCTACACTATCTGCAGGGGACATGAAATCGACTATGAAAGGCATAGTGAATATAGTTTTTTTAACTCTATTATTCATCTGGTCTATCCTCACATATATCTCGACTCATCATATCGTAATTAAATACCGGCTTGGTAAGCGGCTCAAGCATTACCGGTGCATAACAATTAATAGAGCCATTAGCAAATGTTACTAATAACGCTTGCCAATTTCCTAGACTGGCACTAGACGTTTCCGTATACGGCCCTAACTTATAATCGACCATGCCAGAAATTCTAGCAATCATAACAGTACAACAATCATAGCAAACTGCCATGACATCGTCCTTACGTAAAGTTAGAATAAAGTCGATCTCCTCATCTTGAAACTGAGGATCATTAACATCCGTATCACCTAAACGAAAACGCACTTGATCACGCGGAGAAGTTGCCATATCTTCGGGCTTATAAGTCCAAGCCATGCAACCGCCTCCTTTACTTTGTTTGGCCGGAAATACTCTTCGCAGTTGTAGTTACTACAGGAGCAACCTTCGTTGACACCACAGCTTTTGTCGTCTCCGCCGGGGCTGCCGTACCAGTAGGTTCTGAGGGCACAGCAGGTGTAATTTCCGCTTTTAATTCCTTTTCAGGAACAATAGGCGGAGCATCTTGCACAGGGATACCTGGAATTTCAATTCCTTCAACTGCAAGCTCTTCATCAGGGACATCAACAGAAGCAATTCTACTTGAATAGATGTTTCTGAATTTTTCTCTTTCAGAGAATTCTACAGGAAGAAGTTCCCCCACAAGATACATTTTACCTTTGTGCTTAACCCACTGGCGCGTAACCCTATAACGTAACATTAAGCTACGATACCGTCAAAGAAGGCGCCCATGTCTTTAGCTACAACGCGCATATCGTAAGCCAGCTCACATTCGATACGTTCTGTACCGATGCCCAATTGAGGCAAAGCAAATCTGTTGATTCTCCCACCGAGTGCATTAGAACCCATTAAGCCAGACCATACAAAAGTATAACCAGCTGTAGCAGTTTTAAGCTTCGGTGTAGGTGCGGAGTAAGTCAACAACGCGTGATTACCCATAACGAACTTCATGCTTGCATCCTGGCCCTTTTTGGCGATGTTCTGGATGGAGTTGCACACAAGAATGCGCTCCACGTCAAACAACTGAGCCAAAAGGTCCATAGTGACAACACCCTTCTGGGTGTATTTAATACGATCGATGATATCCGGATGCTGACGGAGTACATCAAATACTCTACGACCAAGGGTCAAGGTATTCGGACGTTGGCCCGTAAGCTCTGCCATAGAAGTTGCCACGTCGGCAATATCACTGACAGGATCAGAGTTTGCATAGTCGCTCCAGTAGGTAACTTTGCCTGCGGTGCCACTTGTGCCACCTGCAAGATCCTGCGCCCACACACCTGCTTTGAAGTAAGTTCTCGCCCAGTTATTTTCCTTATTCAGCAAAATCTTGTCAGCGACGAACTCTGTAGCATCTTCATCAGGAGTCAGAGGACTATCGGAGTTTGTGCGATCCTCTTCAGTGACATCCTTATGGAATGCGTACTTCTTGCAGAAGTATGTTGGCGTGTTATCGATGTCGTAATCGCCGCCAGCGGATTCGGTACCGATTGCACGCTCTTCAGCGTCATCACGGAACCAGTCTTCTTTTTTGTACATGAAATATCTGTCAGACTGTTTCACAACAGGGACGGATGGGAAAACCTTATCCGCGACAAAGTTTGCAGTGTCTTGCATATACTTAACACTGATGTTGGTTAACATTGTGTCAATATGCGAATCTGAACGATTAGCCATGGTTATATCCTCCTTATGTTAAGTTATTTGATTATGCTGTCGGCGCGTCGTACTTGCCGATTAAAACAGAGATGATATCGTTAGCAGCTGTAGCTGCATCAAGAGCGATACCACAAACCTTTTGACCTACTGTCGCAGTAGCAACAGTGCTATTTGCACCAACTGCTACAGCAACGCCAGCAGCGATCGGAGCAGCGGCTTTTGCAAAAGTAATACCCTGGATCATGACCTGACCGGCTTCACCCAGTTTAACTTCTGTTTGCAAGAAACCTACCGCTTGTTCAGCTGCAGCGCACGGAGTGAAGATATGCTCCCCAGTGACCTTAACAGGGACATATTTCTTACCTGTCATGTCAACGGAAGCTTTAAGAGAGATTGTCATACCTTTAAGTTCTAATGCCATTACATTTTCCTCCTTTTCCAGAAAAAATATTATTCTTGGTTGCGATAACGGTCATACAAGTCAGGGTCGGCTGCAATTACTGCAGCGACGGCGTCGTTGTAAGACATGTCCGGCTTGTCGGTACGCATCTTTTTGACACGATTATCGACTTCTGTAGCCGCGTTGGTGGATTCCGGCAATCCCTCTTTACTGCCGAGGGACACATAACCACCGCTGATTGCAGTGTTGGCCACTTTGAGCAAGGATTCAACAGAAGCGAACTGTTCTTTGTTGGCAGTAGCTAAAGTAAATAATGCTGCGGTGTCCGTAGCTGTAATCGGCAGTTTGTCATAGACAGCCATTGATGTTTTGAAATCCTCAAATGCTTTTGCATTAGCTGCTTCGGCGAGTTTATTCTCAGCGACGAGTACAGCGGCTCTTGCATCAAGGATCATCTTTCTCGCATCTTCTGGCATAGCGTTGAGGATCTTATCCTCTGCGGATGTAGAATCAGTTGCTTGCTCAAGAGTAGTGACTTTCGCATTAGCGGCAGTCAAATTATCCTGAAGAAGTTTCTTTTCTGCATCCCATACAGTCAAATTATCCTGAAGAAGTTTCTTTTCTGCATCCCATACAGACTGTTTAGCCGTAATAGCGGCAGTAACAGCTGCATCTGTGACAGTCGTGATATGACTGTTAATGGTTGCTTGCTGCTCAGCAGCAATGGTATTCAAGATATCTTGGAAATTCATAACTGGTGCTCCTTCCTGTTTGCTTTTGATTGTTGGATGTAAACTGTTTAGCTTCTCTTTAAGCTTATCCGCATCCAAGAAATTGCTGAAAGCGAATGACACACCATTATACATGAATGCATCTTCGTCGTTGGCATCAACTACCATTTCAGCGCTCTTATCCTCGGTAATCTTATCGACAAAGCCAAGCTTTAGTGCCTCATCGGCACTAAGCCACGTTTCACTATCCATTAGAGCGGATAGCTCGGCATCATCCATCTTAGTCTTACCCTTGTAGGTTGCGACAATTGTGTCTTTAACCTTGTTTAAAACTTCGATAGACTTTTGCAGGGTAGCAGCGTCGCCTTGAGCACGCGTCGATGGATTATGAATCATCATCAATGCGGATCTAGACATAAACACTTTATCCCCTGCCATAGCAATGACAGTTGCAGCCGAAGCGGCAATACCATCAATGTACGTATTTACAGTGGCGCTGTGGATTCTCAACTGATTCATAATCGCAGCGGCGGCGAAAACTTCACCACCAGGGCTGTTTATATAAACGTTGATAACCTTCGCATTAGGGTAATTTTGCAAATCTTTTAAGAACGAAGATGTTGCAACATCACTGTCATCACTAAACCAACCACGCGAAGAAACGATAGCGCCATAAACATACATATTTAGTACGCCAGAGTTAGTAGGCCCAGATGCCAAATTCCAAAACTTAGTAAAGGCTTCGGGCATTTTACTTACCTCCTTTCTTCGTGATAGGTGGCTTACCTGTTTGAGCAGGTACCTTAGGGGTTGCTTTAGCCGGCACAGGATCTGCATTTGGATCGGTTGGATCCGCATTTGGATCTGGTGTCGGTGTTGTTGCACTCCGTGATAATTGAGCTTCTCTATTTTCATCTTCTTCAGACGTTTCAGGTAAATTAGCTACACGACGTAGATAATTTTCCAAATCGAGATCTGGGAAGATCGGCATCTTTGCTCCGGCGAGTGCCTTAATATAATCACCCAATTCTTTAAGATCGGGAGTAACAACCGAACTGACTTTGAATTCTGGCGTTCCAGTTAATCCTTGGAATGTATTCATTGCAATCAAACGCGGAATAGCATAACGATTAAGAACTTCAGCTACACCATTCAGTTGTGATTGTAAAGACGCCGCTAACATACTCTGCTTAACCTTCGCCAAAGCGAAAGAGCCGACCTTATCAGCACCTAGCATGACAATATCAGCTAACATAGTAATTGCAATACGTTGATCCCAACGATTAATTATGTCGCTCGTATCAAATTGCCTTGAACTACCTGACGATAGAAGTTCTAATTTCCAATCTGCAGGTAATACAACACCTTCATTACGATCACGCCGAATACTGGATACAAGTTTTAAAGCGGACGTTTTTGCAATGACCGCCTGCGGATTGTCTTTATCAAAGATATTAACACCCGGAGGAGCAGTTACAACAGGAAGACCTGCTAAATCACGCTCAATACCGATGCCTTCAATTTCCTCGATATGTTTCTTAAAATACCAAGAACGATAAGCACCGCGTAAGAATGATTTACCTTCCGGATTTCCTCTGTTCGCCGTTGTACGAAATAAAAGACCGCGCCCTATTGGAATCTCAACAGAGCCCGCAGTAGTATATTGTTTCATACCCTGTAATCCACCGGTATCATCCATCATCCATCCTTGTAAGGACGTTTGAGCTCTGCCCGGTAATTTACGCCAACCAATGCGGCCATCATCATACTTGCTGTTCTTCGTCGGATCGGCTACATCGCCCATTCGTCTCTTGTATATAATCTCATGGTACGAAAAGCCATATTCGAAAAAGGATGAAAGGTCATCAATGAAATCTGCCCACGTTGTACTCATATCATCTTTACACTGACGTACAAATTCGGCAGCTTCTTTATCTGCATCTAAATCAGAGGCAGGAACGACATCCCAAACAACATTTTGAATCAATTGCTTAGAACAAAGTAAAATAGCCGTTATAACAGCATCATTACTGCTCATCTCTTGATAAACGGCTCCTGCTCTTGGCCATT